AAGGTTGTAGGAAGAATGATAGTTTCTCCCGATGGACTCAGGCGGTATCCGTTTGCGGTCTGTATGGACGGGAATCACAGGGATGTTCTGGTACTTTGGCCTCCGTATTATACAGGAGCGAATTCAGCAAATTTCGTATTTGTAGGATAAAATGCCGACACCTATTTTTATCACAGGCTTTGAACACGGAGTTTTAAGCCCTAGTGGAGGTGGTATATGTGACTCAATTACAGGAAGCCCCGCTGTCCAAAACATTGTTAAAAGAACGGGTGATTATGCACTAGAAATAGGCTCTGCTTCTACTGAACATATCCAATGGAACATTCCAGGATCACCGACTTATTTGGTTGGAAGATTTTATTTACAAATTTCTGGTGCTCCTAGTTCTAATGCTCATCTTGCTATATGTTGGACAGCAAATGGCTCAATGTTTAAATTTCATCTTTATGCTGATAGGCGAATTGCCTGTCAAGTACACAGCGGTACAACACGAAACGGGCCTACGCTTACTGTTGATACTTGGTATCGCATTGATTTTAAAATGTATTGTGGTGATTCAACGGGAATAATAGATTGGCAAGTTGACGGCAATGCACAAACCCAAGCAACTGGAGGCATAACCTCAGCTACCAGTTTTGATACCCTTGGATTTTGTGACCCCTGGAGTGCTATAAATACAGAAGTTTATATTGATGATTTGATTTTATCAGTTACTTCTGGCGACTATCCATTTGGTGAGGGTCAGGTTGTCGGTCTTTCTCCCGTAGCAGGTGCAACAGGATCAAATCCTGGCTCGGTTATATATGACGATGGAGATGTCCTTATAGATGATTCCACAAATCCTGCATACGTTGAGCTTGATGATGTGCCGATGGATGGAGGGACAGATTATATTCAGCAGACAGGAAATGGTACGGATAATTTTGCGGAAGTGGCATTTGCAGATCTTAGTGGTGCAGGTACAGTCAACGGAGTTATGGGAATAGTTGCCTATGATTCTGAGGCAACTCAAACGAATCATGGGAAAACAGTTGTCAGAAATTCCGATCCTTATGATTCCGTTATTTATGATGGTGATATGTCGGAATCAGTCAGATTCTATAAGTCAGCGATAGTAACGCCTCCTTCTGGTGGATGGAGTCAAAGCGAGGTAAATGCCTTACTTGGTAGAGTGGGTTATTCGAGCGATGCAAATCCTGATCCCTGTTGGCACTCATTGATGATCGAGGTGGATTATGTGCCGGGTGTGGGCACACAAACTATCTCTCCTACAGGCCTGAGCAGTAATGCGGCTTTCGGAACTACCAAGCTGAATCTACGTCTCGAGCCGACGGGGCTTGGTAGCTCGGCCGCTTTCGGAACGGTAATGTTAAAGCACCTTATCAACGGGCTTACCGGGATTCCGTCTCAGGCCGCCTTCGGAACCCCACAGCTCAACCTCACTATCATTTGTACAGGGAAGACCTCTGGGGCCGCTTTCGGTTCCGTTAACATCGCACAAGACCAAGACATTGTACTGGTTGCTGGTATCGGTTCCTCGGCTGCTTATGGTGCTCATACGGTAGTGAAGGAGGGTGGACTTCAATATATTACGATGACAGCTGGGATCAGTTCACAGGCGGCTTTCGGGACAGCCCAACTCAACTTTACAATCTTTGCGTCCGGCGTCTCAAGCCAGGCGGCGTTCGGAACCCATATCCTGATGCCGGAGCAGTTTCTTGAACCTACGGGTATTCCGAGCAATGCAGCGTTTGGAACTCATAGGCTTGTATTATATATAGTGGCCACAGGTATTACTACTAGTGCGGCGTTTGGAACGCCTCAACTTAACTTTACAATTATCTGTGCTGGTAAGACGAGCAGTGCGGCCTTCGGCAGCGTAACCGTTGTAGGAGGCGCGGCCCCTTCGGACTATCGGTACGACAATCCAATTATAAGGTATCCAGTATATGAAATTCCTGACTAGATTATTTCGGAGACGGAAACTTGTAGGGGAACCGAAACCCCCTACAGAGACGGTATCCGCTGACCCTAGACTTGTTAGCGCAAAACCGCCCACGTATCCAGAGCCATACCCGCGATACAACGTAACGGAGAAGTACCAGGATCACTGATGAACGATAAAGCCTCTAGAGGTCTGTTGAGCGACCTGGACGCCGCTACCGAGGCTGAGCGTTTCCGCCAGATTGGACAGCTTCGTAACTATTTTCCTGGGGGTATCGACGACGTCAAAGCCGCACGGCCCTGGGCCGACGTCCGTATATACGGAGCTAAATGCGATGGGGTAACCAATGACAGTTTGGCGATCCAGCGTGCTATCGACGACGTCGACGAGAATGGCTGCGTGTTTGTTCCGGGACCGGTAACAGTTCTAGGGTCCACTATAAATGTCTTGAAGCGTGTCCACATTTACATTCGGGGGAAGGTCGAACTTGTTGGAAGCAGTCTAGTGGCGTTTACAGTAGGAACGTCCGCGACGCTTCGAGGGGTAACCCTACACGTAGACTATGTAGAAGGGATCGGTTCGGGTTCCGGCCAGATCTTCCTCGAACTACGCAACTGTATCTTCGGACACTTCTACATAGGCGTTGCGCATGATCTTGAGAGTGTTGTAAAGTTGAATGAGTATAGTTCAAACAACCTGAATGGCAATACGTTTGTCTTCGAAGATTGGCACTACGCAAAGTACGCCTTCTATATCGGCGGTAATTGCACTTCCATGGCTGAGGGAACCAAACTTCTTGGTGGTGGTATTGTAATGTGCGAGTATTGTGTTAGGATAGACAACGGTGCACGAGCTGGAGGTATTCTGTTTACTGGAGTCCTTCACGCTACCGCTGGTGGTTACGGAGGGACTTACGGTTGGTATAATGCAATGGCTGGCGGACAGTTAGGAAGTTTAATCCTAGCTAGCTACTTAGACCGCAGTGAGTGCGTCTTCATTAGAACTGATACATACATCGCTCCTGAACCAGGCGGCTATGCCGATCACTGGACTCATCCCTACGTACCTGGTAGCGGCGACGTTACTGTTGACGCTGCGGAGTGTAGCGGAGGTATACGTACAAACCTTATGGCTACTGGGACTTATAACTTTACGCTACCTCCGGCTCTTAGGAACATGCACATTACTTTCCATAACAGTGTTGCTCAAGTGATCCGGATTACGCCCGCGTCTGGTGAAACTATCTGGTCAATAATGTCTGGGGGTAATACATACGTAGACTCGGATGGTGTTCTGGGGAGTATTCTAGAACTGAGGTGTGATGGAGATGGCAGGTGGAAACCATTTTTGAAAGTCGGTGTATGGACAGGAGGACCGTAGTGTTTATACAGCGAACTCGTAAGGGGGTGTTAAGTGAAGGCTAGATGGCGCCCCAATAACAAGATAACCTTCAGTCGGTGGATGGACTGCCCGCGGTGTGGGCTACCTTGGCCCAGACAGGTGTATAAGAAACAACGAGGGCTCGACTTGTGTCCGGAGTGTATCGACAAGAAGGACCACCGACAATACATAGCTGAGGGCGAGATAAAGGAACCTAGAGGACCGAAGTTCGGACCCTGGGATCCTGACTAGGAGGACAGATGAACTTTTTAACGCTTCAACAACATGTTAAGCGGAACCTCGGTAACAGGACTGATGTAGACACATTAATTAAAGAGTGGATTAACTCCGCTTACTTAGATGTTGTAACCACCGGGAAGTTCCCTGAGGCTAGGAGGTTCGATCCGCTTCCGATCCCTCAGCTGGATGGTACAGACACTTTCTATACTTCTGCGAGTGACCCTAGCTTTACTCTGCCTTCAGACATGCTGTTTATTGTTAGCCTTCGGGACCTAACTAACAACACTCCAATCAAACAGCGGGGGATCCGTTGGTTGGACAGGTACCGAAGTACTACTGAAGGCCCCCCTGAACGCTATGCGCAATACGGGCGTGAGGTATACTGGGACCCAGTTCCGGATGCCTCTTATCAGATACAGAGGCGCGGACGGAAGAAGGTAGTAGGGACCTCTTTGATAAACAACACTGATACGCCTATTATAGGGGAGGAGTATCATATTGCTTTGGAGGAGGCCGCTACGTACAGGGGTGCGCGCAGTCTAAACTATCCTGAGGCCGACAGGTGGTTACGAGACCTAAAGAACACCATGGCGGCCCACAGTGAACAATATACGGAGGAAGAGGAAGATGCGGACATTGGCTTTTCCATTAAAATGTAATAACAAGTGGCGCGGGCATATCAAAATCTGGAGGATACGTACTGGGGTCCCGGAGTTGGTTCTCAACATACAGAACACAAAGACCAACGCTGGGGTAGCAGCTATCTCCGATATCATGATTACTGGTGGTACGGCGGCCCCGACACACATCGCTATAGGTACAGGGGCTCAGGATCCTCCTGCCGAGGCTACTGCGTTAGGGTCTGAACAGTATAGAGACGCTGCAGACAAGTCGAAGGTGACCAGAACCATTACTAACGACACCTCGCGGTATACTAAGTCGATCAGTATTACTGCTACCCATAACTTGACTGAGGCTGGGTTACTGAACGCCGCTAGTGGAGGTGACTTGTTCTTGTACCAGGTTTTTGATGCTATCGCGTTTGAGAACGGCGACCAGTGCCTGGTTCAGTGGGATCTACAGAATAGTTAATGGCTCACGAACTGATAACTAACGGGACCTTTACAGGGGGTCTAGGCGGCTGGTCGAAGAGTCCTAGTCCAGCACACTACATGTTTACACCCGACTCCAACAAGGCGCTTGCTGAGTCGGAGGAAATAGATGTCAAACGTTTCCAGATGCGCCAGTCTATCGAGGTCCTAGATACTGTTCTAACAGCTAGTGTTGATGTCTGGCGTCAGTGGGCTGTTGCAGGGACCGGTTCTGGTGGTTATACTGAATTTTGGGTTTATCTAAGGAAGCCGGATAGCACTACTATCATTTTATACCACGCTAAGTATAGTTCTGCGGGGGCTTCTGGATCTGGGTACGCGTTACAGGACGAGGATGTTGTGGCTTATATGGATCAGGCTGGGGTGTACATCTTCGAGGTGGCCTGTGCAGTTAACCCGGATGATCAGGGCACTTCCAGTAAGGGGTGGTACGACAACATTTCGTTGGAGGTCACCCTTGGGAGAACTATCGAACTTTTAGACCAGAACGTTTTTACCGAGCACTTTGAGCTGACCAAGGGAGCTCCGATGGAGTTCCTGGAACAGAACGTCCTTACAGAACACTTTTCGATTACCCGTCTTGGGGGCTTGTCCACTGCTGAAGAGAGGATGGTGGTGGGTTACAGTGATAAGAAGGTCTATGATTTCAGACCCGGAAGCACTGAAGGGTTCTACGACTCTGACGTCCTAGACTTCGGTACCCCAGGCGAGGAGAAGACCCTCACAGAGGGGGTCCTGTATAGCGACTCTCCTACCCCCCACACAGTGAGCGTGTATGTCAGTACCGACGCTGGGGTTACTTGGACGTCTGTAGGAGCGGTAACTCTACAGAAAGGGAAGGTGGGGTTCGTACACCCCTGGCAGACCGCTGAGGCGTTCAAGATCCGTCTGCGCGGTTACGGCTTCCAAATGGTATCCTATCTCTTCTGGGCTGCTCCAAGAGGAAGGAAGGCTTCAGATGACTAGAATTACACAACTAATAAAGGAGTACTCTCCGTTGTTACGGGTGCCTGAAGGGATGGACCCTTGTGCTGTCCTGTTTGCTGTATACGACTGTGAGAAGTACACTCCCTCTAACAAGGTTCCGAGGTTCGAGGCAGCCTACGCGCCTGACGGGATCTACTTTAAGAACTCAGAGTTGGTTCGTATGGAGTACGCAAAATGGCAAGCTTGGGCTGCCTGTAGTTACAGCAACTTCCAGATACTGTACATTGTAGCAGTGGAGTTGGGGTACGACGGCCCTCCACTAGCGTTAGACCGTGACAGTGTAGCAATACCGTATGTAGTTCGCTATCTCAACGAACGTGTGTTTGATCGGGGAGCTACTACTATTGAACAGGTAGCGGATGCCTACAACAGTGGTTCATTTAAAGACACCATAAAGCCAGAACACTATATAGCTAAGTTCAAACGCCAGTATGCCTGGCATGAGGAGCACGAATGCCAACAGGATTCAACGAACGAAGACAACAGCTCTTCCACAGAGTCCTAGCAGTTGGAGGTGGTCTGAACTCTACTTCCCCTGTGAGAACTCTGGCCGAGGGCGAAGCTTCGTACCTGTGGGATACCTACCCTAAAATGGGGAGACTGGAACCATGTAAGAGACATACGGATGTGGTGTATGATCTGTCTGCTACCGCCAACCAGATTGTCTACCATATGTATGTTTACGAGGGAGCCGTTGCGTGGTTGTGTATGTTTTGTGATACGAAGGTGTATGTAGATAATACAGGTACTCCCGTTGATAAGACGCCCAGTACCCCTTTTACTAGTACTACCCACCACAGATATGAAGCGTATACCATGTTGACTAGTGGGAGTCCGGTTGCAGTGTGTAACAACTTCGGGACAGACAAACCTCACTACTGGGATGGTGGTGGTGGTTTGTTCTTGATCCTTACTGACAGTTACAAGGGTAAGTGTTGTGTCCCCTTTCTTGGTAGCTTGTTCATGGGACATTCCTTCGAGTCCTCTACATGGTACCCGAACCGGTTACGGTGGTCTGACAGTGGTGACATTACCGCGTGGAGTGGCATTACGAGTGGTTGGTACGACCTAGAAAACGAAGGTGACGAGATACGCAGGCTCGGCGTTCTGGGTAGGATCCTCTGGGCGTTCCGTAAGAACACGGTATATCGGATCCCACCTACAGGTAACTTCCTCGCTCCGATAGAAGATCACATATACGCAGGACGGGGGCTCGCTGCGCCCTTTAGCCTCCAACGGATAGAGGAAGCAGGGTTTCTATTTCTGAGTGATGACGATGTGTATTTATGTGGTCCTAGTGTCTGGCAGGGTGTCGGTAGTAGAATCAGAAAAGAACTGTTCGCAACTGCAGACCCGGCGAAGTTGCTCTACGCATGGTCGGCGCTTGACCCCCGTGAAAAGCGTTACTATTTAGTCACCGACATGAAGGACGCAACCGTTCGCGCCTGGATATACAACTACGAAGAAAACAACTGGACTATGCAAGACTTCACGGGGTACTCTAGTTTAATAAAGTGGGTGAAGGTATGAAGAAGTATTGTTTTCTACATCCCGACCTTCTGAAGGATACGTTCGAGAAGGTCCGGGACTATGTTCCCGACTGCCTTCGGGAACCCTCGACCTTTAGTGCCTTATATTCCTCAGGAAATAGTATGTTTTTCGAGGTCGGAGAGTTCGAGGGTGTATTTTGGCTTTCGGATATCGTCCTCGGCGTCAGCGCCAACATACACATAGTGTTGTGGGGGGACAAAATGAAGAAGCAGTATACCCGGGCGAAGGAGATCGTCTCCGACCTCTTTAGTTTATTGAAGTTACGACGTCTTTCGGCGTATATACCTACGTTCAACGAGGCTGCCTGCGAGTACGCAGAAGCACTGGGATTTACGCTGGAAGGGAACTTACGTAGATTTACGTATTACGACGGAGAGCTAAGAGACGTGGCGTTGTTTAGTTTGCTCTCCGAGGAGGTGTAATATGGGAAGCGGTTATCAAACTATAAAGCCAGAACTTCCAACTATGCCGTACGGTCTCGGACAGTTCCGTGGCGGCATGCAGAACATCCTTCAACAAGGGCTTATGCAGCCCATGCAGATGTACCCGTATATGATGACTACACAGATGCCTCCGTTCATAGGACCCGCAGGTGCCCAACTGTCTAGGCTACTAGGATCCCAGGGGCCAGAAACCTGGTCACCATACCCTATGCCAAGGACCGGACGTGCCGGAACCCCTTGGTGGTGGAACTGGGATACTAGTCCCTATGCTCCTCCTGACGGCGGTGGGGACGATGGTAAAGGAGGAGTTACTCCGCGGGGAGGAGTTGCTCCACAAGTAGGTATAACTGGTAAGGGAGGGATGATCCCCACCTACGGAGCTCCAAGTACTACTCCTACTGAAGTTCCTATAGGGGCTACTCAAGAGGCTGTGAAGTGGGGTCACGCTCGCAAATATCCTGGTGCTGGCGCGAACGTGATGCAGGAGTGGTACAGAAAGCCCGGTCGCGGTGGTGTGTACGGTGGTGAAGGTTGGGGTGGTCATATCATCTGGAATCCAGAAGTAGGGTATCAGGACTTCCCAACTATGGCCAAAATGTATGCCGAGGCTGGAGGCCCGGTGTCCGCGGAGCAGTTTGCTGAGTGGGGGCTAACACCACAATTCGGTGACTGGAGAACTTATTTTCCAGAGCGTGTGAAAGCTCCCGGTTCGCTGGGAGCTCAGATGCCGCCTGGAGGTGGCTTTATTCCTATACAGCCCGGCGACGGTGGTTTCAGGATCCCTGAGCCTGTGGATGGGTTCACTCCTATTCCCGGGCAGCCTGGTACGATGGGTACCGAGTATCCATCAGCTACTGGCGGTGGGGTAGGTTCCATGCCGATGCCAGGTATCTTCGGTCCCACTGAAGCAGCTCTGCGTCAGGGGATGTTCGGTCCACCTACAACTACAGAGCCCTGGCAACAGGCAAGACGGGCTCAGGCTGAACAGAACATTCAATGGGGGATGCAGGAACCACTAGCTCAGAGCTACCTTACAGGGGGTAGATATAGCAGCGGAATGCAGAACAGGTTAGCCGCGTTAGGTGCACGAGAGATGGGGCAGTTCGAGACTGAACTGTCGCAACTCGACTTCGCAGCTAGGGAAGCTCAGAGACAGCGTGCACTACAGGCTGCTCAACTGGGAACCGGACTAGGCCAGGCTCAGGAGGCTATACAAATGGGGAGGATTGGTGCTGCGTTAGGTCTGGGTCCGCAACTCTGGCAAACACAACAACAGATGATGATGCCAGAATATCAGGAATGGGCGAGAACACAACCCCAGTATCACCCATTCCTGCCTTACGGTATGCAGTGGGGAATGAGCTACCCGTTTGGAGCTGGAGGTCAGGCAGTGCCTAGTGCGTGGGGACAGTTCTTAAGCGGTCTCGGTGGCGCTCTAGGAAGTCTGCCCTTCGCTTTTAAGGGAGGATAAGATGGATGGTTACAGTAGATATAGACAACAGGGTCCGTGGTCCGGTCCTGGTGAACTTGTAGGCAGCCTGATAGCTTGGTATCTTACTAGACCTCTACATGAACGCCAGAAAGCGGTTAAGGAGATGACTGGGGCTATGGAAGTAGCTATTATGACTGGCGACAAAGAGCCCCTTGAAGCCTTGTCGCGTGAATACCCTACAGCAGTGAAGCCGTTCGAAAAGCAAACCGGTATCCCGTACCCCGCACCAGCAGAAGGAACATATGGAGTAGAGGTACCTCCATTCCCTCCGCAGATGACTGCAGGCGGACCTCCACAACTAGCCCCCCCAACTATGGGTAGAATACAAGCGCCTGGAATGCCAGCAGGGGGTATGGTTGCCCCTATGGCTCCAGGAGGTCAGATAGTTCCACCGGCAGCGGGAGCACCTCCACCTACAGCCGAAGCTGCTCGTCGAGAGGAGCCTTTGCCTTGGCCCTCCACTAGAGAAGGGATTACGGTTAGAGCGATACATGAGTCTATGGCTGGTAGGCAGCTCCCCGCTCCGGTGTCAGCGGCGTTAGGGATTCCGCCTCCTATGACTCCTACAGAACAGTACATGCAGCACATGGAATTTCTAGGAGACCTCTACAAAGCTAGTCCAGGTCTTGCTATGGCTGCGGCACCTCAGCTGCAGTGGCCGTTTCCGTTTACGGCTCCCAGCTCGGCAGCCTTTACTGGAACGGGCCCTGGTTACGACTTCAAGATATCCGACTTAAGGACGGCCCTAGAAATCTGGACGGACATAACCCCTGCGGAGATCCGGAGGTTACAGGAGCATGGCGAGCTTCCGAACCGTCCACCTACCCCTCCCGAAAAAGAAGGAGAGAAAACCGTTTCCACTGCCGAGTGGCGGGAGGCGATGAATATTTACACAGCAATCAGGCAACAGGGGTCCACTGACCCCGCGGAGCTAGCGATGACTTCTATGGATATAGTAAGGGGTATGCGTACCGGGACTCTCTACGCACCTTCGTATTTCAACAGTCTGCTGATGGACGCCAATATTGTATACCAGCTCCGCGGATTGATGATGGCTAAGGGTATGATGGCTTCTGGGGTCTCCGACTCTGTAAAGAGGCAGGGGGCGAAGCTGTACGAAGAGAGGACAAAGGAACTGTTCCGTATGTTGGGACTATCATATGTGGAGGCGAAGTCAGTGGGTGAGAAGATCATAGAGATGTTAATGGGACAGTATATGATACAGACCGCTCCTGTTGGATCTAGCGCAATATCCTACGTACAACGTCCTCCTGAGGAGAAGTGATGCCAGACGAAGAAGAGGAACGTCTACCGAAAGTCAGATACGATCCTGTAACTGGGGAACGGATTCCCTTTATCGAGGAACGTGCTGCTCTCAGGGTGCCTTCTCCAGAAGAAATGCAACTCCTACCTCCGGAAGTAGCATTTAAGATTCATGAGTGGGTTCAAACAGCGGAACCACACCCCGACTTCGTCAACAGAAAGGAACAAGAAAAGAACCTCATAAGACAACGGTACTTTCGTGAACAGGTACTCCCACTAGCACAAAAGGAGGGCTATACTGACGCACAGATGCAGGTTCTAGAAACCTACTTCAAACCGGACTTTCTAGAATCCTTCGGATACCATATGGCTCATAGTCTGTGGCCGTTCTTACCAGAGACCCCCAGGGCTAGACCAGAACACCCTATCGGAGCTGCTGTTGGAGAGATGGTAGGAGCTGCTCCTTGGTATCTAGCCGGTGGAGCTGCTGGAGGAGCCATGACCAGAGGAGCTGGAGCACTGTCTAGGGGAGTTCGTGGAGCTATGTCATTTGCAACGCCAGATATAATGCAGTGGGCTGCGGGTCATCGACCTCCGGGACAGATTCTGGAATCCGCAGCTATCGGTGGTCTCGGCTTCGGTCCCGCTAGTAAGTTGGTTGGGGCAGGTCTGGCTGGTGTAGGTGCTGCAGGAACCCAAGCAATTCTACACCCAGAAGAAGTAGCCGCCGGACGCCTACCTATAGTAACGGGCATTCAGGCCATGGTTACTGTGGGAGCGTTACGTAAGCTGGAAAGCGTCTTGACAAGGAGGCGAGTTGCTAAGCGCCTGGACCTCAGCCCTAAAGATCAGCTAGTTATCGACCTGGCTAGAGACGTTCAAGAAGGTTCCTGGGGTGAGCCTTTAGCCCTGGGAGCTAGGAAGTTAGAAGCTCCGCCGAAGAACCTAGAAGAACTGGCGCGTAATCGCTATGCGCAACAGGTAGACCACATCATTTACAAGGTCAACGAGGAGACTAAAGCTATGTCCCTGAAGTTGGAGCGGTCGGGGCGTACAGAGGAGTTACAAAACCTCCAACTGGTTGCTGGAGACGTTCGGGCTGCCGCTCAGAGCTCCGAAGCTGAGCTCGTGGCCTCTCTCCGAAGCTACGACAACTTTATGATGGACGCTGATAAGCTAGTAGAGTCGCTACCTGTTGAGTACTGGACTGGTGGAGATGCTGTTGTAAGGTTATCGGCGGAGGGCGAAGCTATGCTGGATGCCGGAAGGAAGGTGCCTCTGGGACCAAGAACCGCTCCGGCACTTCAGCGGCTCAGACACAGACCAATTCCAGCAAGCGGTCCTCGTGTAGACGAGCTAGCTAGGGCTGCAGACAAGGGACCACTGTTCGAGTACCTGGCCGAGATGTCTGTAGGCCCCGAGGGTTCTGGTCGTCCGTTTACCGAGGCTTTTCTAGAGGAGTTTGGGTACACTAGAAAGAACTTACCAGAGTTTATCGAAACGCTGTGGAAAGCTAAAATCCTGGAAAACAAACCTACTCCACTCCGTGGTCTTGAAGGGATGGAAGACATAAGAGGATACCCCCAAGTTCTGAGTGAGGACGTTCGTAGAGTAGCGCATGCCAAACGGGAACAGATCAAGAACATGAAAGCCTCTGAAGCCAAGAAGCGTGAGTACACACTACAACTGGAAGACGAACTGGCTCGCCTTAACAGGGCTGAACGTGGTAAGGAACCCCTGACTGATACCGACGTCGGTACCTACGACTCGTCTATGGACCTCAAGGAGATCGAGGAGATGGGTAAACGGAACATTTGGGAGATCGGCGCTGCCTACGCTCCTCAAGCTCCCGAATACACAGACGGGTTGTATGTAGCCCGTCTCATGGCACAGAAGGGGATCTTCGGTAGCTGGCACTCGAAGAGTGGTAAGGTCAGGTGGAAGGATCCCCAAAGGCCAGGAAAGTTTATCTCCGTCCTCGCGGAGGAGCTAGAGAAGTTTCCTGACGCTGGGGACTCAGATGCTCTTGGCAATGTGGTGATTACTACCAAAGGAGATAAGGCCTTTTATATAGTGCAACAAGAGAAGCCAGATGGTAGTATTGAGTATTCGGCCTTCAGGAAAGACGCTTCCTCGAAGCGTGGGAGGCAAAAGCCACTGACTTATAGTCAGGTTCGTGATCTACTAATGGTTAATAAGGGGTTCGTTCTTGAGCGTCTTACTCCCGATGGTGGTTATCAGATCAGAGACATCATTTCTGGGGCTCGTAGGATGTATGACGAGTTTCAGCTGCGGAAGGTTCTTGCAGAGACGTCGTTGTTAGAAGACCTGTCTCCCGAAGTTACAGAGATGTTGAGAGCTCGCGGGGGGTCTATGGTATCCCCGGAGACCTTCAGTGCAGAGGGCTATACGTTTGGAACTACTGATGGTCCTCAGGGTGCCGTCTTTCTGCCACTAAGAGTCTTCACCCCTACAAAGCAGCTATTTGCTCAGTACCAAGACGCGTTACGCCTTCCGTTACTGGACGTGTGGAATGCTATGGAACAAATGGGGGTAAGACCACTGCGTGAATGGGGAAAGTCCTTGGGGCCTAGACTCCGTAACGTTCTACGGGAGTTGAAGTACCGTAACGACGGAGCTATCTGGGAGTATATCAGCACGGAAATGGGACAGCGTAGCGCTGTAGCTGAGCGGTACGGGATGAAGCGTGGAGACGTAGCAGTTGCGACAGAGGTAGAAGTAATCCTTCGCGAGGTGTTCGGAAAAAACTACGAAGCCATGATGAGAGATTGGATTCCAGCCTACAGCTCAATGGTTGGCGAGACTACAGGACCGTTCATCAGGAGGAAGATCCAGATTCTATCCTATCTCCGGGGTCAGGCTCCTGCAGAACGTGTACGCCTAGCCCAAAACTATGGTCTCACTCCCGACGCTGAACTACCCGCCGTCGCGGAAGCAATCCTGTTGAAGGAGCTAGGGGGTAGGGCTGCCTTCGGTCGTGCGCAGAAGATACGTCCAGAGGAGGTTCCAGACGAACTGAAGGTGTGGATAGACCATGGGCTAGTTCCGGAGACGCCGCGCCTGTGGGATTTCATTAACAACGCATTTGCTACGAAGATGCGTCTCCATCTATCTCCGTACTGGGAACAGATGAATGAACTGAAGGAGTTAGTGCGTGGGGCTAACCTAACGGGTAGTACAAGGACGAGGATCATCCAGGATATATCCAGGTATCAGGCCCAGATCATGGCTTCTGTAAGCAACGATATGAAGACTGCGAGTGACTTTTTTCAGGTGCTTAACACACACTTAGGTACGAAGATTAGTGGGCAGCTTCCCAGCTGGTTCGCTCGACACTTCCTTCTGCTTACATATACGGGGACTATGCCGCTGCGTCTTGGACTGGTACTTAGAAACATGACACAGACTTTTACTACAACCTTCCTCTACGCTGGTGCAGAAAACTACGCGCGTGGATTTGCAAGAGCCTTTACGAAGGAAGGACGCCAGCTGGTTCGCGAGCTGGGTCTTAACGAACTGACCGGAGTCCCCCTAGAGGAGATGCTGGCCAGAGAAACCGCACCGGTTGCTGGGAAGCTTCGTACCGCCTACAACAAGGGGATGATTGCCTATAAGGGAGTAGACGCCTGGATAAATCGTAACATATCAGCTAACATCGGGTACACCACTATCAAACACTACGCACCCAAGTTCTTGAAGGGGCAGATAACCCTTCAGGAGTTCAAGGATTTAACAGGGCTTGTCTATTTCCCGAAGAGTGCCCAGAGCCAGGTCCTCCGAAAGATGCTACCCATGTGGGAGGCTACGGAGGCCTACCAGATACCTGTGGTAGAGGACGTTGCTGTTGGAATAGAGAAGGCAGCTAAGACGTACGCACTTCACATGGCTGAAGACACCCAGTGGATATATAGAGTGGGGAACTCTCCGCAGATCTTCACTTCTCGGATAGGCCGGTTGTTTGGGCAGTTTGGTACCTGGCCTACGAACTTCGTGAGGTTCTGGTTGCGTGGCGCAAGAGCGAATGGTGTAGGTTCGAAAGCCTCGCAGAACTTCCTAGCCAGGTGGTTCCTGGTAAACGAGGGGCTCCACCTCGCAGGGAAACACCTGTTAGGAATAGATGTAAGGCCCTGGATTTTAGAAGGACCGTTCGTCTTTGGAGGCGGTCCGATGGCCCAGATCTTTAACAATGTTCAAGATCTCACGAGGGGTGGTCTTCAGGCGGACCTCGCCAAGCAGGATCTTAAGAGGCAGTTCAGAACGTTGGTCCCGTTTGGGTTGTTTATTCAGGACGTACATAGAGCCCTGAACGAGGAGGAACTAAGCGAGGCACTAAAGCGGGTGATCGGGTTTAGAACCCCAGAGGAGTAATACTATGGGTATAAATATAGACGAGGTAACATTTATCCTCAGCGAACTAATAAGGTTAGGTAACGCTCTCGACACGGCTTTAAAGAAGGAGAAAGATGCGAAGAAACGGGCAAAGCTTAAGGAGAAGTGCGATAAGGTGGCTAAGTACCGTGATGCTAGCCGCCTTGATGGTGTTAGGGAACAGTTGTACAAGTTATAACCCGGCCCTGTATCCGGGTTACGACGTTCTGAATCCCTCTGACAAGGACAGCCCTATGGCTATTGTTATCTACAATGGAAGTCAGTGGGTTGTGGAGTGGGCTCCGACGTTCAAACCAGACAAGACGGAGGTCTACTACGTCGTTAAACAGGCCTTCTTGCAGTGGAACAAGGAGCTCTTCCTTGAAGTGGAGAGGTTGAGGAGGTGAACGTGTTGCAGGGTTTAGGCACCGAACTAGGAGTCGCTAACTCGGTTGTAATACTACTCATCATCGTTGCGTTAATCATCTACAAATACGGACCCCCCTGGGCTAGAAAAAAGCTGTTGCCGAAGGGTCCTAACAACCCCTACAACTCAGTAGTTGGTAGCGTAACATTTACCCAACTGCACACCCAGTTTGAAGAATGTAGGAAGAAGGCCGATGAGCGCCACAAGGAGTGTAAGGAAGACATAGACAATATCTTCCTTAGGCTTGGTCAGCTTGAGAGGGATATGGCAGGGATAAGAGCTCTTCTAGATAGGTATTTACGGGATCGTTAGCTCCTTCATACAGCCTTTTGGAAGTGCGTGTACGTTGGGGGAGGTATGCGTGCTCACCTACCAACTTAAATGTAAGCTCAACCTGGTGGACTACCGTATTGTGTTCCAAGTGAACGTTAACTGTTACTGCTGTTAGTTTTATCAGGTGACCGCTCAGTTTGTGTCTGTACACTTTTCCTAAGTTCACGTTCCCTCCTTAACCTAAACTTCAGTTTACGGGCATAGCTTGGAGAGTACCCCGTCAGCTTGACTATTTGTTGCGGAGACATATCCGAGAGGTTGTTTGGAAGATCCTCCCGTGGAACCTTGTGGTGTGCTCCTCCGCGAGGACGTAACTTAATCCCGCATTTCTTTAGTTGGTTTCGCAGTGCTGCTGGCGAGACTCCTAGGTGCTCCGCTAAGAAGCTCAGCGACATTTGGTCGTAGAGTCTCTGTAGCTCTTCACACACTTCTTCAGTGCCTAAGATCAGGTCCCAGTGTATCACAACTGTCTCCTACAGAGGTCGGCAATCATCATACAGAAGTTAGCCATATCTACTGCCTCCTCGATAACCGCTTCCTCGTTTACAACGCCAGCGGTAGCATACCGGATTTTATTTCCCCCAGTAAAGGGTTCGATGTAGGTTCTAGCTTTGAGTAGCTGCGTAAGCTCGAGGAACTCGTCGTGGAGCCTACCCAACAGGTAGTCTATCTTTGCGTCTTTCCAGTTTCTGCTGGTGTCGAATTGAGATAGTTTCTGTTCCATTAGTTCTGCAAACCATAACACCTCGCGACGTACCGGGGAGACTTGGATGTTCTCAGGCAGGTTTTTTGGTATGTCCATCGTTCTCCTCCGGTCTAGGATATTTGTGCCCATCTAACCTCGCAGCGCGGACCTTACACCAGTAACACAAGTGGATTACTCGCCCACACCTGTGGCACTGAAGAACCGCGTTATCCGGGTTCCATTTAACAGACACACAGGTACATTGGTCCATGTTATTTCTCCTGTAGAGTGTAGTACCGCCCGCCAACGGTTCTCTCCTCGTCTACGGTCCCACTTTCCTTTAGCGTGATCATAGCCTCAGCGAACGCACGGGCGGTCATGTAGTATTGGTTCTTCCGAAGGAGTGTACTGTGTGCGATGCGCCCTCCAGCTGCCTTTAACTGTCGTACGATACGGCGGTGTGTTTCACCGACGGCTGTATGCGCAACCATGTCAAACACCTCAGGTAACAGTACCTCCATCCAGTCTAGAATCCCGAGAGCGTGGTCTAGGTCCTCCTTCTGGATTCGTAGCGATCTGGTATTCGCGATTCGTAACAGATAAGCGATTCGTAACATATGGTCGGGCTTCCGCTCGTGGTACCCCGCAAACTTAGCATCGAAGACAGGAGTTCTGTGGTGAGTGGCATACCATTGTTTATACCACAGTTCAGCGTCACGTTCTAGGAACACCTCTCCACTGAGCTGCCCGATCTCCTGGAGTTGTTCACGGAGGCCTTCCCACACATGTCCCTCGCCACGTTCGGGTAGAGCGAACTCCCGCGCGGTATCCTCTTGTACTACAAAAAGGATACGGGACATGAAGCCGCCCGAGAAAGCCTCTCGTGGTAGGGCCTCCACGAACCACTCCACAGTACTGGCAGCTAACATACACACCGCTACTCTCGACAGGCATAAATCACCACGTCCTATGGTAGACGACTTCCAGACGTCAGGAGAGTCAAATAGCGACGTTAGTAGTGGTACCATACCTTCGAGGTACTTTTGTCGTCCGAGGAAGACTGCGAGTTCTGGTGCGTAAACCAATCCAGTTGCTTGTTCACTTCCTCCAAGGCCTTCGACGAGAGCTTCAGGGGTAAGGCGCTCGCTAAGGACATTAACCCCGACAGCCCTAGCAAGCTGTAAAGATACGTTCGTCGCGCTAGTCTTTCGGCAGCGCCCCGTCGGAGCAATAAGCACTGTAGCAATGTTTGGATATACTCTGTAAAACCCTTTGTCAAAGTACACACTCCTTCCCAGCGTTGCTCCTAGTACTGTCAACGCTGACATAAAATGAAACACTGCGGGCGGCTCACTCCGCAGTGTGTATTTGTAGTAGTCGTGTAACCATCCGACTTTCGGAATCAAACTTGCGAACGGTTCTGTTGAGGGGTCGCTGTCCTTTGGTAGCCCGAACGCCTTTCTCATCAAGGCGGATAGTTCTTGACGTTCGACAGTAGTGAATGGTCTCGGGAACTCTTCTATAAACTTCCGTGCTTTTCGGTAGGTTTCCGACTCGCGTGACGCCCCCTCGAGTCCGCGTAGGAAGTCTTTGAATAGCTCAAGAGCCTTCTCTAGTTGTTGGTCTTCCATATACGCGGATCAGTTCGTTTAGGTAAAATCGTGCTTTCTTAAGGTCGGTCTCGGCCTCTCCTTTGTGGGGGTACCTACAGATATACTGTAAAACGCAGCCCTGTAGGAAACCCTCGTAGCGTTCCCTAGTCAACTGATCGCGGATGAAGTCGATAACCTCGATCTGCCCTTGGTTATAGTAGGGTGGATGGTCTACCCTAGGGTCTGCTTTCAGAACCTCTGTGATGACCTCGTCACGTTTCTCGCGAGCAGCTTTACCAAGATCGCGCATAAATTTTTCTCTTTCTGGGGTCATCGTGATACCTCCACCCAACCGTCAGGACTTTCGTATATCCGTACTAGAGTCTGATGTCCTGGAAACACCCTGTTAGCGGCGTCGAGTACGGTACACGCTATTAGTTCTGCAGTTGGTTGTCCAGCGATATGGTCATTAAGATAGCGGTGGTCGAACCGCGCGATGACCTCCTGGTATAAGAATGTCTTCAACTCGATGAGGTCTATCCCCATCCCGGTAGTCTCGTCTATAGGACACACTACACCGACCTCTACAGTGTATGTGTGTCCGTGGAGACGACTACACACCCCATTGTGCATTGATAGTTGGTGTGCGGCGTCGAATGTGCACCGCCGCCATACTGTTACGTTCATTGCTTCTCCTTTCTTATCTTGCTAGCCTTGTTAGATATGCGATATTCCAAGCCGCTATCCGTCTCGCTTCCTCCGACAGCTCTTCGTGGATACGCAGCCTTCCCAGTCCCCGAATACTCTTCTCCTTATCCAACCTCTTCCCCTTGAAGGGTTTAGCTGTGTCGACTGACCAGCGTCCAGGTAGTTTCCAGGTCAGTTCCGTAAGATCTTGTAGTCCGAGCAGGTGGTACCACTCCTCTTCCCTGAACGCCTGTAGTAGGAGTAGTTGCCCGATGGTTTCGTGTCGAGGCGTCCTAAACGGAAAGCAGATCGGTCTACAACCCAGTTTCTGTAGGTCGTGAAAGCACTGAACTCGTTCCTGGAGATCTTTGCCCTGAACTACCCCTCCAACCGTCCACAAGATCATAGGAACCTCTCTGTCTCCTAGGAACGTAACGGCTTTCATGTTGAGGTGGTGTACTGCCTCTATTAAGGTGTAAGCAGCGTCGGTGGACGGACCCTTCTTATCCATCCAGTCGGGAGCGATAACTGCTACCGGACTACAGACCTCGGCTGCCGCTATCAGTTGTTCGTTGGTAAGTGGCTCGTCCTGTAGCTCGTACATGCTGTTGTCTAGTAGGCAGCCCTGCATTATGGTGTGGTATGTTCCTGCGTGCTTGTATTCCTTGTCGAGCATCAGGTGAGCCAGCCCGAAACCGAAGTCGGATAACGGAAGAAACTCATGAAGGTGTGGTATCGGTATTTCGAAGCTAAGTTCCAATCTTCCTCCTACACAAAAAACAGCAGTAGCCAACCTATACCTAATAGTATAGGGGCTATCTCTTCAATGGCGTCGTAGATGTCGTCAATTGTTGAGTTTGTCAAGTGCATCGTAGTACTGGTCTACTGCCTCCACGGCTATAGCCGTCGCTGCCTCAATCTGAACGATCGCCTCTTTGAGTTCTACGACTTCCTTTTCTACCTGATCGACACGGTAACGAAGGCGTGCGATGTCGAAGACCAGAAAAACTATAGCCAGTGCTAGGAGTACTGCTGTCCAGTTAAATTTCGGTTTGTTGTTCATCCGCGCTCCTGCTCATCTGGAGGTACTGCGGGCTCCCTGGACAGGTCTCGTGGGTCTTGAGGCTGTACGCTCATCAGGGTGTCCAAGTACTTCTCCAGAAGTTGGAATGCCTTTTTCTTGAACTCTTTCTTGTCATGCGCGATGAACTTCACACACCCAGCTTCGGCTAGGTAGTGATCATCGATCTTGCGGACAGAAATTTTCACGTCCAACTTATCCTCCTTTTGTTTAATGTAGTGGGGTTCCTCGCCACGCGCCCATTCTAGGCAGCCGACCGGGCTTTGAATAGCTGCGGCTTGTTGGCTGGCCATCATACCATACAATTGGTCTTGCCATGGTGGACGTCCGTATCCCCCAGTTAAGTAGTAAGGAGGCCATTGTGAGGCCCCACCGGATAACGCATCGAATAGGCTCATTCAACCTCCCTCCAGGTCTTCCCCACCTTTACATCTACTGGGAACTGATACCCTCCTAGTTCAGGAACCGGAGCCTGCATGACGTCCCGTAGACACTCTCCTACCTGTCGTACGTTGTCCTCAGGCGCCTGAACAACCACCTCATCATGAACTTGGATTGCCAACCAACTACCCTTAGGTAACTGCTCGTCTATTTTCACCATAGCGCGTAGAATAACGTCAGCAGCAGTACTTTGCGGTGGGAAGTTATAGACCTTTGGTATTATAGATGGACCAAAGAAATAGCGACGCCGTCCGAAGGGGTTAGCTAAGTAACCCGTTTTACGAACCTCTTCTACTAGATCCTCACGCCATAACTTGATCCGTCCAAACGCATTAAAATATTCGTATATAAACCTCTCGGCCTCGGCTACAGTCATCCCGTATGCCTTAGCAAGCGAACGAGCACCTCGTCCGTAGCCGAGTCCATAGACGATGAACTTCGCTCTAAACCGCTGGAGGTCGGTAACAGCTGCCTGTGGTACTTTGTACACCGTACTAGCAACCGTACGGTGGATGTCCTCTCCCCGCCCAAAAGCAGCCAGTAGTTCTTTCTCTTCAGCCAGCAGGGCAGCAATACGCAGCTCGATCTGATTGTAATCTGCTGATATAAATACATGACCCTCCTCCGGTAGGTATATCTCGCGAGCGGGCCCCTTAGGGACGTTTTGTAAATTGGGGTTTCGTGAAGATAGTCGACCCGTTGCTGTGCCGTGCAATAGGTACTCACTATGTACCCTGGGGCGTTCGCTCGCGAAGTATGTGCTACTTAGCTTACTTAGTTTCCGTAGTTTCAGTAGTGCTTCGACAATCTTACTCCCTGTAAGTTTGTGGAGTTCCGTTAATGCTTCTTCGTTGGCGGTTAACGACTTTCCATATTTCGAATACTGGCGAGGCAGCCCTAGTTTAATGTAGAGCAGCTTAACCAGTTGTTTGTGTGACCTCCAGTTAAACAACTGGTCGTCGAGACCCCTCTTCAGGGCTGTGTCCAGTTGTTCTATCTTCTTCTCCAGCCCAACTCTCCACTTCTTTTGGAGCTTCATGTCCACCCTTACACCACGTTGAGTCATCCTACTAAAGATCGGTATCAAGGCCATCGAGGTGTCGAACACCGGCTTCAGCCCCTTAGCTTCTAGTTCCGGAGCGGTAGCCTCGTAGATACGGTATGTCGCGTCGGCGTCGGTAGCGTTGTATAGCCGTAGGTCTTGTTTCATAAGGTGTTTCCAATACGGGATTCTGGTGTACAACGATGCTACGAACCCCAGATCTTTAGGCGTGTCACTGAGCAGTAGGTGGTGAGCTATCATAGTGTCATACCAGGGAGGCGAAACAGGAAACCCATTCGACTCCATGTGAGCCATATCGAAAGCGACGTTATGCCCTATCTTCAGTCGGTGGCTGGCGAACAGCGCTTCTAGTTGTGTCTGCGATGCTACCAGGTCATCTAGTACTACCGCCTTGCCTGCCTCACACGACAAACCAAGCAGCGTAACAGAACCACGATACGGTTCCAAGGAGCGCGTTTCCACGTCAAACGCAAACTCACGGCGCTGAGCCATAGGTAAAAGGTGTCCTGTGTACGCATGTAGTTCGTAGTCCTGTTTTGGTTCTAGGTATTCGTCGGTCCACCCTTCTTGGTTGATTTTAGAGAAGTCGTGGACGACGGCTGGGATGAACTCCTGTTGCCGCATAACAGCCGCTGGATGAAGCGTTGGAAGGACCTTGACTCTCTTATCTCCATACGTTTTTTGGAAGACAGACCCGCGCCAACGAGTGATATGCGTCTCACCCGCGACCGCATAGAGAGCGACGTTTCCCATAGGTACAACCAGATTGAACTTGGTGAGTAAGCTATGTAGGTTATGTCGCTGCCCACACTCGCGGATCTCCTTCTCAGTAGGTGTTCGGTTGCCTGGTGGGCGACAACGTACCACGTTGGTGACGTAGAGCCTAGATCTTTTAACACCAGCCTTCCCGAGAAGCATGTTAAGAACGCGTCCGGCTCCACCCACGAACGGACGCGCCTGCCTGGCTTCCTCAGCACCCAACGCTTCCCCAAGGAGGAGTACAGTTGCTTCTTCAGGGCCTTCTCCATAACAGTACCCCTCACCGACGTCCGCTAAAGGACACCCTTGACATACTTTGCTTTTCAATCATTCCTCCACGATGCTCCTTATTGGCTTCTTGTTCTTCAAATGCTTTTCTTAATGGGCCACTAGGAAGTTTTTTCCAGTCCTTATCAGCATCAATTAATATTTTTTTACAGGCGTTGTCACAATGAAGTGTTCTATCAATGCCCTTAATTGAAAATAAATTTACCCTTTCTTCTGGATCTAGGGGTAAAATATATTTCCCACATACATCACATATAGCACCCGAACTTGTTATGGTCATCTCACACCTCCATCAAATTTCATCGGATTCTCCTTTCTTCCTGCTTCTCCCCGATTCTACGGGGGTGCAATCTCTTACGCATTTTTTGCAGACATATATCCATTTCGCATATCTCTCGCTAAACAGACGTACTGCCTCAGCCCCACAGCAATCACTTACCCATTCGGGGGTGGTAGGTTTAGTCATTTTTGTCCCTCCAATCTTCGCAGGTATCATCCCACTCAACATCAATACCTAATATTTCCCCTGCTAAAAAACACCATCCTTTTTCCCCACCTGAATAATGCACCTCTGGCTCGAAATATTTGCAATTATTACAGATACGTTTGGCTTCATCGGGTATTTCACACCAATCCCTTTTATCTTCATAGTGTGCATCGAAGTCTCGTTTGTCTGCTTTGTTCACCTCACGCCTCCGTTGAGAGTAGTTATGATGTCACTCTTTAAAAATTTCACTATGTATTTCACCTACAACATGGAGTCGTTCCCAATAAACAGCAGGTAAATCATCGGTAAAATACGACTTTATCTTACCGTTCACCAAGCTATGCTGTCCATTGAAGAACATGCCCCACGTGTATTCCTTACGCTTCTTGGCTTCCTTGCACTCTGTCCAGACGTATATCAGCATGGTTCTTAACTGATCGGGATTAGCCACTCTCCATTTCATCGAAGGTAACGGAATAATCCTTGCATCTGGATTATGAGACCCGTCTTCACTTCCTTTACCACCCCAATTTGCACTACCCTTCCATGTCTTAAAACTCACATCGCCACGTTCAAGGTCATCTATAATGCCGATGCTGTGCTTTATAGCCCTGCAATCCCTTCCGTATTCCTGTATGTTATCCCACTTATATTTCCCACACTTGGGACAGTAAGCATCGCCCTTGCCGTGGTACACCAACTGCGCTCTCGTAGCCTCAGAGTGTGAGGTATCAGCCCAGATGCTTGTCAACGGGATGCCCTTCTGATCTCTCAGGTGTTCCCACAAATATTTATGCCAGTTCGCTATCGCATGGTATATGTCATCTTTCCCACCATGAGCTATTTCGTTTGCAAAGATTATGTTCGGGCTTAGCAATGTTCCCAACTGTCCCTGGATTAACCTGCCTACGTATCTCTTTGCTACCCACAGAGCATTAGGGTCTAAAATTCCATCTATCCCATGTATATTATTCTCTCTCTTAAAGAAGGCATTGTAATATTCACGCATGAACGCCTGTGGCATAGCCTGTATCTTGAGTCTCCCCAGAAGCTGTAAGAACCTTATGTATAATTCCCAATACCTTTCATTCCAGACTGTGAAATCAAATCTATCCTCTTCAACATCAACAATCCAGGGTGTCTTGAAGTTTAGGTGGCTGTGCTCTGGTCTCTCGCTGTGTATCACAGAGAAAAAGCTGAGTGCCGTAGGGTGCGCATAGCTTAGCACTTTCTGTAGGTAAGCCTCAATCCGTTCAAATGCTTCATCCTCATACCTTTCTTCCCATCCGTGTTCTAGGATATCCATGAGCATACCTGCGGAGTCCAAGTGGAATAGTTTTAGTGGTTCGGTTTCAGGCGGTGGCGGAGGCGGAGGGGGGGTATTGTAACTCTCGATGTATTTGACGGTGGCAAGGTGTTGCCGTTTTGCACCATTGGGATCACCTTTTGAGAATGTCCGATAGGCTTCCTTTACCATAGAGAGTACATCTGGTCTGTCCTGTGATAACTCCTGAATTTTTTCGCTCTTCTCCCAATACCTAATATTACAGTCGTTGATAGTCTTATTGAGATCATAGAGTAGTCTAATAACCTCTTTTTTATCCATTTATTTCCTCATAACCAGGTTTAGAAACTCGTTCCTGACCTCCGGCTTGTCCAGGAAAGCCCCCCGCATTGCACTTGTAACGAAGAAGCCTGACGTCTTGGGTCCCCGAATCTGTGTACAGGAATGGTCTCCGTATATCAACACAGCAGAGCCCTTAGGTTGGGGGTCTGTAGTTCTCATCAGCTCGTCGGCGACGCTTTCGGTTAGCGTCTCTTGGAGTATCGGCTCCGTAAAGTGGTTCATCACCAGCCTCACCAATTTACTGAGGCCTATCACTTCACTTTCCTCGCTGATGGTGATCTCATCCTTGTAGATCGACTTGACGCCCGGAATGTAGGCCGCCGATACGTCGAACCGGACGGGCAGTAGGTGGTGGGGACACAAAGTCCAAGCCTGATGGTGGGCTAGAACTATCATCTGGCGAAACTTGTCGGGGAACGTTGTTATCTCGTAGCCACGAGGCCCAAACATCTCTTCGTAGAAGTCTGCTACTCGTCTTGGAGTGTCCTCGTAGTTGCGGTCGCTTTCCCACTCAGGACCCAGTAAACCCTCCAGGACCATCTCTATTCCCTTTTCGATTTTAGAGCGCTCCACTCATTAACCTCCTAAAATGATTATGAAGATGCCGACGTAGACGGTCGCGAATCTCTAGGATGTCATCGGACCCTAGAGCTTTTAGTAGTAGTGCGCACTCGTCGTCGTCAAACGTTACCCGTACATCGACGAAGTGACGTTCGGCTACGCGAGGACGTACAGTATAGTTAGTTGTGATGTTCATTTGACTCCTATTAGTTTGTGAAGTTGGACAGATAGGCGAAGGGAACGGGTCGGGTGGTCGTGATTGTAGAGTAGCTGGAGACAGCGCTGTAGGTTGACTCCACTGATCCGGTCCTTGTGGTTTATCGGTTGTAGGAAGTGGTTATG